TTGTTACATCGCGCTCTGTGCGAGGCATAACCGCATGCAGTATCTCGACTTCCTCATCAGGATTCTTTTCAACCTTTTTCTTAATGAAGTCGCTGACATTCTCAATGCCAAAGCGCTCTACAGCTTGTTCCGCAGTCATTCTGTACATACGGAATACGGTGTTCACCATGCCAAACTGGTCTTCTTGGGCGTAGAACTCAGAAATGTGGCGTGTGCTAAATCGTAGGTCACCTTTGTCCATTTCAATAAACATGCAGGATGTACCGAATACAACCAAGTCAACGTAGGTCTCATGCACCTCAGTCTCAAAGTTTGATTGGTTAAATGCACGCATCATACGCATAGATGTGTCTTGCAACCATTCACGCACATCGTCATCACGGTTAATATCAGTATCCTTGATATCTAGGTGGAACCAAGGCGCCGCACCACTTGTAAGCATGCCGTGAAGAAAAGCAGCCATTAGGTCAATAGACTGTAGCGCAGTGCCATCATAGATGAGTTCCATGCGCTTCTCGCCGCGTGACCGCTTCTTGACAATATCAGCCTTGCGCGGAAGCATGTAGTCCGCAAGTTCCTGATAGTGTGTGTCCCAGTTATCGCGGCGGCTTTTAATATAGTCAAACCGCTTTGCTATGCTGACTGCTTTATCCATGACTTACCCCAATAGTGTTGGTGTTTTGGTTGTAGGTGTTGCTGTATCACCTAGCGCACCAGCCACAATAGTGGAGCCACGACCCTTACGGCGCTTCATTTCGCCTGTCATCGCTTCTTCAGCCAATGCTTTTGCTTTGCCCATGTCAGGCTCTGGCGGCGGAGGTGGGGCTGGGGGTGGTGTTGGCATTTTGGGGGTTAGAAAACTCATATCACTCTCCTTATTGGGCTTGGCGCTGGCAGCGTCATATCTCGCAGCTTCATGTATGACTCAAAATCATTTAGGCCGGATAGTGCAGATTGCATATTAGCCCTTATAGTTTTGACTCCATCAAGGCGGTTCACATCCAAATCAAGGTTTATTTTACCACCATTAATAAAGACATTTTGTTCTGATAGCCGCCGCCTTATTAGGCCAAGAGACGCAGCGCCACCTGCTTTATAAACATCCATAAATCCAGCAGCAATTTTGGCTAATTTGGCTGTGTCGTAGTCAGTTTTACCAGAACGAGCGCGGGCTAGATGGCCCAATGCCTTACGAAAATTTGGTTGATTGTGACCCGCATTGTATACATACGACAAACTAGCAACTTGCTCATCAGCAGTAAGTGCGTCAAAGTTTATGCTGGGAATGCCCAAGTCCTTGTTTCCGTTTTTCATAAAACCTATGAAACCCATAACAACTTGTCTGGCCTGTTCTTGTTCCGGCAACGAGGCATCAATCTTAAACATGCTCCGCGTTTCGTCTTTAATATGGTACTTACCACTTGTATTGCCGTATTCTTCTTGGCCTTGCAGTTCGCCTCTAGCCGACTCAACAGTAAATAAGGCGTCTATGGTTCTGCCCATGACATCTTCTTGAGCAGTTTTAAGTGCCTGTATACCTGCTTCTCTCCGGGATTCTTGCTGTACTGCCATGTTACCAACCTTACTTGTATAGGACTCCCCCGCCTTCCAGCAGGGTTTCACCAGCAAAACGCTTAGAACGAGTAGCCCTAGCGCGTTTCTTAGTCGGCGCAAGCAGTGTTTCCGCTGCCTCATCTTCAATCACTGGCTCATCCGGCTGGGGCTGAGGCTCTGGCTCATCGCGTTCTGGCTCCCCTTTAAACGGGTCAAGGTCAGGACGCCCCGTATAAACCTTAGTTCCTTCGATAAGCCCCGGCTCAATAACACCAGCGACACCACCGCGCTCATCCTTAACAATCTCTGTGCTGTAAGTAATCTTTCCATCCTTAATAACAGGCTCATCCTTAGCAATCTTTGTCAGGATATTCATGGCCGACTTTGCACCGATTGCATTTAATAGGTTCACGCTTCCGACTGGCGTGTCTGGCAGCTGCCCAACCCTAGCGCGGGTTGCAAGGTCGCCAAGAACATCGCGGTTCAAGTCAGGACGGCCAGCAATATTTGCAGCTGCTGTGTCTCTGTCTACACTTGGCAAATCACCAACAGTAGCCAGCACATCTCCGGGGCTTGGGCCAAGAGTACGAGCCAACTCACCGCTTGGTGCAGTCTTTTTAATGTCGGCCTTCATTTCTAAACCGCCACCGGGCTTGGATGTAGGCGTGTAACGAACACCAACCTCGCGCATCTTTTCAGATGCTGGCCCGCCTGTATCACCTAGCTTTGCGCCAGTCTTAGCTGGCGGCGTAGGCTTTCCGCTAAGCATAGTTGCACGGTCAACACGGTCTGCTCTTGCAGCCGCCGAACCCACATCAAAATTTGTTTCTTTGGTTTTTGTTGTTGCCACCTTGCGTGCTGTTACGCCAAATTTATTGTCACTAGGCCTGTCATTATTAGGTTGGCTTGGTCTTGAGGGAGGAGCCGATGGCTGACTGTCAATCATGTCAGGCCTGTTGGAGGAATACCTTTTTGCAGACTCAGCAGCCCTTCTATCAGCAGCAGCTTTATCGGCTGCCGCTTTTCTAGCAGCATTTCTTGCAGCTACCCGCTCCTGTCTAATCTGTTCTTCGGATTTGCGTCTGCGGTTGTTACCAGAACCTCCGCCGCCGCCACCACCGCCGCCTGAACCCATGTTACTTCTCCTTTAACTTATGAAAACCGACCTTGCCAGTTTCCGTTCTTAACCAATAGCAGTCACTATAACCCATTTGAATAAAAATGTCTTTTAAAGACCTAAAGCCCTCAGTTATGCCCTTGCGACCACCAAAACAGATAAAATCAATAACCCAAGGACTATCGCCATCACCACGCCATGCGCTAGGCGGAAACTTGCCCGTTTCCATGTATCGGTCAATGTCATCGTAGTCGGGGAATGCCCATGTAGCAAATAAGTAAGGAGTCGCTTCAGCATCTAAACCAAATATGTAATTGCCCATTGCCAATGGTGGCTCTAAATACAATCTTTTGTCAGCCCTTGTATAGTCAGCATGATAAGGGCTGTATTCCATCATCATAGATGCAGTGTCGTAGTGAAAGCTGCTGATTTCCATTAAGGTTTACTCAAATCAATGTTGAAAAGGGTTGTAACTGTTGTCCGCAACCTGTTGAGGAGGCTTGACCATCTTTGTTCTGTTTTCAAGCCCGACTGCAAGGTATCGGAACGCATCTGCTGCATGGCTTGTAAAGTCGTGTCTTGGCGCGTCTCTGAAGCTGCGTTTTTTGTCATCCCATTCTTGCCTGTACTGCCGCAGCATATCTAACCCCTCCGCTGTCTTATCGCGGTCAAAGTAGCATTTAGGCAGTAACATCCGTGCGGCATTGATGCCATCAGCAACCTTCATCTTAGGAACTACTTTGAATCTGATTCCGAGCGAGTAAGCCGTTTCAAGCCTGCTTTTACCCGAACCCAACTCGCGGACCTCAATGTCGTGAGGAGCGAGGTGGTCGCCATAATTATAATCTTTCTTTGTGAGTATATCTGCATAATGGTCGAGACCAACGCCAGAACTCTCGTAATAATCAATAACATTTACCGCACCGCCTCTGAATATCTGCGCAAACCAAATGGCCGTAGAGTCATTAATGCCCAAGTCCCAAGCCGTGTGAACCGGGTACATAGGGTCGTAAGGCACCCTAGTAATGCGGTCATCTTCCTCAGCTTCCCCTAACAACTTGCCGTAGTAGGCGCCGATAATAGCCGCCGTAAAGGAACACTCGTATTCCTGTTCGTACTGCTCAGGTGTCATCTGCGCCTTAGCAGCATCTAATTCATCAGGCCTAACAATGCCTGTTTCACTAGCCTTACAAACTTTAAAATACCAGTCTTGAGAGCCTTCGGCAATCTGTCCACGCGCCGTGTCTAGCAAATCAAAAAAATGGTTATGCCCCGCAGGCGTGCCTAAAAAACAAGCCGAGCCCTGTCTGTCAGATAACGCAGGCCTTACAACCTCCCCCCATACCCTTGGATTTTGCATGCCAAATTCATCGAAAACACACTCATCCAAGTAAATACCACGCAGAGCATCCGGGTTTTCGGCAGACAACAACATTAACCGCCCCCCGTTAGGG